GCGGTGCTGCCCTACGGCGAGGATATTATTGAAAAGCTCAACCGCTTCCTGATGCCACGCTATGACAACAAGAAAGCCGGAGCGGAGCGCGGCCTGCGCCTTGCCATTGATCAGGATCAGATAGAGGCTCTGCAAATCAAGCGCGATATGCGCCGCGAAACGATTGAGAAAAGCCCCGTGCTGATGCTGAATGAGAAGCGGCAGGAGCTTGGATACGATACGATTGAGGGCGGCAATGCCGTATTCACACAATCAGGCGTAGCCATCGCCGGAGAGATACCGGAGCCGGAGCCGCAGGATGATGTGCCGCCCAAGCGTGGCAGCAAACCCGCTAAGGAGTAGGCATGGCCGAAAATGAAAACGATGGCCTCACAGCAACCTTTGACCTGCTGACCGTCGCGGAGCTTGTGGATGAGCCTACAATTTACGCTTTTGGCGTGGATGCGGTGCAGGCGCTCTATAATCGCCTGATTCGGGAATATGGCCGCGAGGAGCTTGAGAAAATATCCCGGGAGATCTCTTACCATATCGGGATAGCCACGGAGAGCTACATTGCCACGCAGAGCGCCGCACTGATTACGCAGATCAACCAAACCACCAAAAAGAAATTGCAGCAGCAACTCAAGATCGGAATAAACGCCGGGGATAGCCTTGAGGTGTTGGCGGCCCGGGTGCAAACGGTTTACCGGCAGGCGAAAGAGGCGCGCGCCAAGATGATTGCCCAAACCGAAAGCACCATGATTGCCGGTTATTCCAGCTACACCGCGATTGAGCAGGCGGGTTACGATCATTCCGTATGGCTCACCGTGCTTGACGGCCACGCGCGCGATACCCACGCCACGCTAAACGGTAAGCTGAATGATGATAAGGGTTACTTCCACTCTACCAGCGGCGATAAGGCTAAATACCCGGGGGGCTTCACCACTGCGGAGGAGAATGTAAATTGCCGCTGCGCCATTCGTGCCGCCATACCCGGCGTTGATATTAAGGCGGCGGCTATGCCCGGTGATTGGTATGTGAAGGAAGCGCGCCGCGCGAAAATGGAGCCGGAGATAGCCACCGTGATGCGCATATTTTTTGGAAAGCAGGAGCGTTTGGTAGTAGGCACCATCCTCACGATACGCAGGAATTTCCGATAAAGCGCATCATAGTACCTTGTTTTTTCCGAAATAGCTAACGTACTGAGGAATGGCATTTTTTCGCTTCCCCTGTTTGCAGCGCCGTGTTAAGATTCTCCAAATAATAAGCCTAAATGGCATGGGGTAACGGTGGGGAAACAATCAAGCAATGTGATTTCGTTGAAGCACACTCATACAACTGAGTTTGCCGTGAAAGCCGTTGGCGAAGATCAACCCGGTACGTTTGAAGGGCATGGCAGCATCTTTGGTAATGTAGATAGCTGCGGTGATATTGTTGTGCGTGGTGCGTTTCGTGAAAGCCTTACGAAAAACGGCCTGCCCGCGATGCTGTGGCAACACAATATGTTTGAGCCTATCGGCGTATTTACCGAAGTGCGCGAGGATGAAACCGGCCTCTATGTGAAAGGCCAGATTGAAATTGAGAGCGATATGGGCAAGCGTGCCTATAACTTGCTCAAGATGGGCGGCTTAAAAGGGCTTTCCATCGGCTACCGGGTGCAGGATTTCACGGTAGAGCAACAGAATCAGCGCACCGTGCGCAAACTGGAAAAGCTTGAGTTGCTGGAAATCAGCCTTGTGACTTTTCCGGCGAATAAAATGGCCGTGGTGACGGGTGTAAAAAGCCTTGATCAAATCGGCGAGATTAAAGAAGTAGAGGCGCTTTTGCAGGCTGCCGGTTTTAGCGGAAATGAAGCCAAAACCATCATCAGCAAAGTGAAGGCGTTTACCAAGGCGGCGCACCGTGATGATGCGCCTGCTGATCCTGATGGCGGTATAGACGGTTCCCAACGCGATGTTACGGAAGCAACAGCAATCGCCGCTAAAATTGACGGGTTTCTGATTACTCAAAAGCTTGATCAAATAATTAACATAACAAAGGGAAACTGAACAATGGACGCTCAAGAAGTGCTTAAAAAGCTAGAGGATGTTTTCAAAGGCATCACTCACGCTCAAGAAAAAGCAAGCGGTGCCGAAGGCAAAGCCGATGGTGCTATGAAAACGATCACCGAAATCAAAGCAACGCTTGATGGCGTTGATTTCGCCAGCATGAAAACTGCTGTTGCCGATGCAACCAAAGGTTTGCAAGAGCTTCAAGAGTTGAAGCAAAAGCAAGCTGCCGCAGAGGAAGCCAATAAGCGCCTTGAAGCAATCCTTGCTCGCCCCGGTAACGGTAGCGGCAAAGAAGGCATCAGCGATTCGGAAAAGAAGTATCAAAACGACTTTATCCGCTACATGCGCAAAAACGCCTCCATTGATTCGGGCGCGCTGGAAGGCACGCTTAAAGAAATCGCCCATAAGCACTTTGTTGGCCTGAGCGATGATGAGATGGCGCATGAGGTGAAAACTCTGCAAGCCGGTAGCGATCCTGATGGCGGTTACTTTATCCGCCCCACGATCAGCAACACGATTGCAACGCGCATCTTTGAAACCTCGCCTATCCGCTCGCTGGCAAACATTGAAACCACGAGCAGCGATAGCCACGAAGTTCTGATTGATGATCAAAGCGGCACCTCGGGCGGCTGGGTAGGTGAAACTCAAACGCGCAGCAACACCAATACGCCTCAAGTTGGCAAAATCACCATCAACATCCATGAGCAGTACGCGATGCCGCTTGCTACTCAAAAGATGCTGGATGATGCCGGTTTCAACGTAGAGGCATGGCTGCAAAACAAAGTGATTGATATTCTCTCCCGTACTGAGAATACCGCCTTTGTTTCCGGTACTGGCGTAGGGCAGCCCAAGGGCTTCCTCGCTTACAGTGCATGGGCTGTTGCTGGCACCTATGAGCGCGATAAGCTGGAACAAATCAACAGCGGCAGCGCTGGCAACTTCACGGGCGACGGCATTAAAAAGCTGAAAAACAGCCTGATTGAAAGCTACCAAGGCCGCGCTCGCTTCCTGATTCGCCGCGATGCGTTTGAGGATGTGATCCTGCTGAAAGATGGTATGGGCCGTTATCTGGTAAACCCGGATTCCATGCGTACCGGCGATGACAAAATCCTGCTGGGTAAGCCGGTAGTATTCGCTCAGGATATGCAGGCAATCGCATCTGATGCGCTGGCAATGGCATACGGTGATTTCCAATCCGGTTATACCATTGTTGACCGTATCGGCATCCGCGTGCTGCGCGATCCGTACACCAGCAAGCCGTATGTGAAGTTCTACACCACGAAGCGGGTGGGCGGTGCAGTAACGAATTTTGAGGCAATCAAAATTCAGAAGCTCGCAGCCTAGAGCTAGGGTAGGGGATGGGCAGGGCGGGGGATAACCCCGCCCGGAGCCTAAAGGGGAAACAAGGATAAAGGATTAAAAAAATGAGTACCAAAGATCTTTACAACAACGTGGTAGTTACCGCTTCCGATATTCCGGCAGTGCGTACCGCAACCCTCACGGGTGCAGCCATTGATACGGCAGGCTATCAAAGCACCCTCGTATGCTTTGATATTGGCAATTCCGGCGATACCCTGAGCGGTTCGCTGAAATGGACGCTGACAGTAGAGGAATCCGATGCAAGCGGCAGCGGTTATACCGCTGTGGCTGCTGATGATCTGCATAATGGCTATGCCAGCTATGTGATTGATGCACCGGCAGAGGATTCGCTTGTAGTTAAATTCGGCTACAAGGGCAATAAGCGCTATCTGCGCGGCGTGGCTACCGCAACGGGCAGCCATTCCACCGGCACGCCTATTGGCATCTTCGCTGTAAAAGGCCATCCGCTGATCGTACCTGTAGCGGCTCAGGCTTAACACTTAGGGTAGCCGGGGGGAGCAATCCTCCCGGTGGCACCCTCTAACCCGCACATTGGAGAAAGAAAAAATGACCGTAGAAAAAATCACCATCATAGCAGCCACCAAGCTTGCAACCGATCCTCGCACTATCCAATCCTTTGCGGTTGGCGATGAAATTGAGGTTACGCCGGATACGCAAGATGTAGTGAAACGCCTGCTTGAGTTGCGTGTTGCTATTCCAGTTTCCGCCAAAAAGGAGGGGAAGGCAGCACCGGAGAAAAATACTGCGGTTATCGGCACCAAAAAGCCGGTTGAGATTTCCGATGATGGCAAGCCCGCAGATGATGCGGATGCTGATGCCGGTGATGAGGATGAGGGGGAAGATGCAGAGGATTCCGATGAGGAAGATGCTGCACCGGCCAAGAAAAAAGACGACAAAAAAGCGGGCAACAAAAAGGCCGGAAAAAAATAACCGGCCACCGCCCGTAAGGTGGGGAAACAATTAAATAAGAGGCAGTAAAATGGCAATTCCTAGCGTACTAAATTACTTCAAACAAACCGTAGGCGAGAGCAAGGATAACGAGCTTGTGCTTGGTGGCACCGTTACCAAAACAGGCACAGAAACCGTATCCGGTACGCAAACCGTGACGGGCGCGCTTAATGTCAACGGCACCCTCGGCATTGAAGGTGTTGCCTCTGCGCTCTATCCTACCATTGCCCTCGCCGCCAGCGGTACTACGGATGGCATGACCATCACAGTTACTTTCAAGGATGGCAACGGCGCTACGGTTGCGGATTGCATCGCTTTTGAAATGTGGATGAGCGAAAGCGCGGAAGGCGTGGGCCTCACAGCCGATGCTTATAGCGGCACGCTTACCGCAGGCACGGGAGCTATTCTTACCGCTCTCACCGCGAAAAAGCACGTTACCGCTGTAACCGCCA